AGGAACATTACTTAACCTCCCAGTACCTTGATTCCAACTAGTAGCTACAGGATGAGAAAATATAGTGTATCTAAATGGAACTTCAGAGGCGGTAGTTAAATATCCTTTAAGATAAGCATCATAAGTATTACCAGATACTTTATTAAGAATTACATCGTTTATTTGATCTGTTGGAAATTGAATTAATACACGTGATACTTCACTGTTACCATCAATAGATTCAAATGTACTTATTTCTAATATTTCATCAATACCCGTGTTTAATAGTGGGTAGTAAGAATATATAGTAGCACTTTTTTCAGGAAAAATTTTATATACCGCCATAATTAGTAATTACTACATATAAATATGGCAGTATATAATTTTGTTATGCTAATAATGCGTGATATTCTTTAAAATGCTTAATTCTATCAGCTAAACCAATAGTACCACCATTAACACGCCTAGTAATCTTAGTTACAACTGCATCAGTAGCGCCTTCATCGGCCATTTTATGTAAACCGTTTTTGCTAAAGAACCATGCTGCTGATAATAGGGCATACTTACCTGCTACTACTGTTGGGTCTTTTGTTAAATCTTCATTAATTGATTTACCAAATGCAGTATAATTATCTTTTCCAGTTAATTGAATGTAACCACGACCACAAAATTTAGCACCATCACCTGATGATTCAGGGCCATTACCCATTCTATTACCATAAACTTTATTGGCAATTTTTTCAGGTTGTCTAGCGTACGATGCAGCGGCTGCTTCGGTTGGAAAATATTTTTTAAATGTATTTGCTAAACCTTTAGCACTATAGTTTAAGTTTTCTTTTGTTAAACGAAAACCACCAGATTCATGACCACATTGAGCTAAAAAGTGTGCTAAACGTAGAGGAGTGTTAATTTGGAATTTTTCCATAACACCTGGGATTTGAGTTATAACAGCTTCAGGAATGTGTCCTTTTAATTTGTCTAAATTCATACTTTATTATTTTTAATTTTTAACTTACTACTACTCTACCTTGTATATCAATATCAGGGAATCTAACTTCAAATATAGCTGGGTCTAATGAAGGATAAATATTTCCATTTTTAGTTGCACCAGCAATATCATATCCATATTGAGAATAATCGCCTCCTTGTTTATTTATTATTTCTAATTTAACTACTGATTGTACACCTTTAACTTGTAAAAGTTTAGAAGTGATATCTGAAAGTGTAATTGGTTGATTAATTTGCCATTTATCTATATTGAAATGGTCTTTTAGTACAGTTATACAGTTAGTTATTACATCTTTATTAGAATATCCACTTAATGTAATTATATCAAAATTTAATCCTATATTAATATAATAAGCATCTTTAATATTAATAGCATCAGTAACCATTCTATATTGATTAAGATAGGTTACTAAATTGTTTTTTAGAGTTAAAGATCCTGTAACTATTTGTTTATCATTATTATAAGATAAAACATATAAATCTAAAGCTAATGGATTATTTTGTTGTAGTGTAGCTACTGTTTGTTGTGGATTTTGATTTAAATCTTGAGAAATATAAGCTTTAGCCACAGTACCATAATCAGAAGGCATAGACATTGCTCTTACTATATAATCATCTTTAGTTACAGCTCTTAATTGAGTTGAATAAGCATATAATGCGTTTTGGCGAATTTCATCTACTGTATCACCATTTCTTCCTCCTGAAGATGGATTAGGATTTGATGATACTATACTTTGTAATACTGTAGCATTTAAAGCCCCACCACCACCAGGAAATGTTACTCCTGTTGTATCAATAACAGTTAAATCATTAGCAGGTACATTTGATTCAATACCACCTCCAACTAAATATTTTACTGTTAAATCACCATTAGGTACTAAACCATACTCTTGGGTAAAGAAAGTACCAGCTTCATTATAATTATTAGTTAATAATGAAATACCGGGTACAACACCAGCTTGAATGTTATCTGGGGTTGGGATAATTTGAGTATCAGTTTTATTTGAAGATAAACCAGCTCCAAACTCCATCTGTAATGTATTATCAGATAAAATTCTAGAAACAAAACGTCTAGGAGTATTTTGTAACTGTAATAAATAAGGAACTTGATCTGTATTGTATGAAGGATTAGCTAGTGATTTGAAAATAGATGATTGGGCTAAATAAGGAACCTCATACCATTGATTTCCATCACTACTAGTAACATTTAATATTTGTAATATATTAGTATCAGTAATAGTAGTAGTAGCAAATTTTTGATTTGAACCTACATTGATTGTAGTTTCTACTATTTCGGCTGATATAGCGGGAACTGATTTTTTTAATAAAAAATAATTAGAATCTATAAAGGAAATTTCAGTACTACCCGTATCAGTAAAATCTACTTGTTGAGTTGTTATAAATTTAGTACCCGTTGTAGTTGAAGTAAGGATAGTATTTTCTGGTATTATAACTCCATAAGTAGTATAGTCTGGTGTTGTTATACCTGCATTAGTAATAGAAGGAACTAATTGCTGTATATCAACTATAGTATTTGAAGCATACGATGCTTTAGGACGATAACCCATTACATATGCTTGAGCATATAGGTTTTCTTTTTCTTTAGCGTATAATAAAAAATTCTCTTGTACTTGAGTATCTAGATAAAATGACATAACATCACCAACGTAAGATGCCATTTCAATAAACATATTTCCTGGTGTTGCTTCTGTAAAGTCATTGTATGTTGTTGGGAAATAAGTTTTGGCATACTGTTGTAATTCTGCTTTAAAAGAGCCAAAATCTTTATTTAAATATGATATATTTTTATCTTCGTTTGTCATCATTTTTATCTAATTGTTTCAAATTGAATTGTTACTTGACCTGGTGTATTTGATATTACTATTTTGTAGTCTATTGTTATGCTTATTGAATTAGAATCAATATCAGGAGATACTACTACATTTAAAAGTTGTATTTCAGGAATGAATATTCTAACAGATTCTACAATAATATCTATAATTTTTTGTTGTAATTCGGTAGTAATATTTTGAAATAATTGTCTTTTTATATCACATCCAAAAGTAGGATTCATTACTCTTTCACCTTTATTGGTAAGTAAAAGATTAATTAAATTAGACTTAATTTGATCCTTAGTAGTAAAAGTACTTTTAAAAGGTCCTTTAAAAGGTAAAGATACCCCAATAGCAATATTCTTCCGTAAATCTAACGGATTTACACGTATCGTTTGAGGTATAGGCATATTAATCTAATTGTCTTAATCCTGATCTGTCCATCGGTGTCATATTAGCAGCGGCATCAGCAATAAATGCAGCGAATGGATTTACTTTCTCTCCAGTAGCTTCATCAACAGCATCAATTACTTTTAATTGTGTTTGGGGTTGTTGGAAACCAAACGCTTCACCCATTTTACTACGTAATGATGCTCTAACGTCTGAATTAACAGCACCTGTCATTACATCTGCACTGGTGAAGCTCATTGTTTTACCTTCACGTAATGCTTTTTTTTCTTGTTTAGCCATATGCTCTTCAAGAATGTATGGTAACTCTTCATGAATAGCATCGATTACGGCTTCTTTAATTAATCTTTTAAATGCTTTAGTGTTCATAATTATAAATATTTTATCCTTGTAAATTTCGTTGATCGATAACTAGTTTTAATTGGTCTATTAGGTCGTTAGGATCCAATGTGAATGAATATTCACTTTTTAATACTTCAACACCATCACGATTAGTTGCTACGGCATAACGACGTTTATTACCTTTAACTTCAAATGCTTTATTTTCTTCTACTTTAATTTTAAATTTAAAACCTTTATATGGAGGAAAATCATCGACATTATTATATATAGACGATGTAAGATCAGCTAATTGTTGGCTATTCAACCCAGTTAAATTAACATTTTTTAGTTTTAAAATAAGTTCATTTAATTTTCCTATTTCATTCTCTAGTGATATAGAAGCAACGGCTAATACTACATTTAATGCAGATATTAATTTATTTGCACTTTCAATAGTTTTAACAATTCTAGTAATTATATTAATAGGGATACCAATACCAGGAGGTACTGAGGTAGGGATTGGAATAGCAGATAGTACAGTTACAATAGTATTAAATATAGCTAAATATGTATTTATCTGGTTTAGTATAGTTTGAAGATTTTGTAGTTTACCAATACTATTATTAATTAAAGTAATGGTATTATTTCTTAAATTAGTAGCAATGTTGGTAGTTTCAGGGGTATTAGCTGTGTCAATATAAGTATTTACTTGATTTACTAATTCTTCTAATTTTGCTCTTTGAGATATAATACTAGAAAGTTGATTAGTAATTTGTAATCCTATAATAGGTGCTAATGTTTTTTTAGCATTTTTAATCACTTTTTTATTAGCATCTCTCTTTGCTTGTGTATCTCTAGCTTTATTTTTTGATTGTTTTTCTTGTCTTTGTGCTTTTCTTTTTTTTCTATCTTCTTTTATTTTTTTATAAGGATCTAAATTAATATTAGTTATATCATTTTTAATTTTTTCTTTTTGAAGTTTAAAAGAGTCTTCTTGTTTTTTATAAGCTTCATTTTCTGCTAAAACAGCTTTATCATATTCTTCTTTAGTAGGAATTTGTCCTTGCTGGTATAATGTTTCTAATCTTTTTAACTCATTATTATGATCAATACCTGCTTGTTGTTCATCTTTAATTACTTGTTCAAGATTAGATGTTAATTCTCCTGCTTTATCTCTAATAACAGCAACAACTTTTTCTTTAGCTTTATCCTTTAATTGATCACCAAAAGTTTTAATAGCAGATGATGCAGATATTGTTTTTAAAACATCAGGAGAAACTACAGATCCTACATTTAAATCATTTGCCATTATGCTGTAAAGTTTTGTTGTGATAATATTCCTTCTAGATTATTCTCAAGTGTATTAATTGAATTACACAAACCCCTAGCAGCTGATATTATGTCTGTAGCTGGTGTTCCTTCAGGGCTGCCAACAACACTTGAAAGATCAGTTCCAAATTGATGTAAAGCATCCATTAGATTAAGTAATAAATCATGTAATTTACCACCCAATACTATATTCTCAGTTGGTAACTGATCATTTACAGTACCTAAAAAAATCCTATTACTATTAAGATGTACTCTATCACCAGCATTTAAGTTAATAATATTTTTAGTACTTATCTCAACGTTTGTTTTAGCAAATAACATTACTTCATCTTTCTTAGAATTTAAAACAATTCTATCACTGTTTAAAATAGCTTGAGAATTAAAGTATTTTGATGCTTCAATTGGGTTTGTAAGAGGATTTAATACCCCTGTTCTATCTGTTTGTAGAGGTAGTTGTTGAGTTGAAGTTAAATAAAGTGAAGAATCATCTTTATTTATTTGTTCAACATAATAAC